TGGGGACAGGTGCGGCATATAATCCTGAAGATGCTTTAAGATTATATTTTCAAACAGGTAGTGTTATAGGTAGATCGTATACACAAGACGGTGAGTTTAATAATGCACGTACACCTATACAACAATTAAATTCTAACTCAGGAGCAGGCAAGTTACAAATGTTAATAGGTAATTATAATCATTATTTAGATATGATTAGAACTGTTACTGGTCTAAATGAAGCAAGAGATGGGTCTACACCAAACCCTGATGCATTAGTCGGTGTACAAAAATTAGCAGCACTTAATTCAAACACAGCTACCAGACATATATTAAATGCAAGTTTATATATGACAAAAAGAATGGCTGAAGGTATTGTATTAAGAACAGCTGATGTTTTAGAGTTTGCTGAATTTAAAGATCAGTTTGCTATGCAAATTGGAAAATATAATTTAGGAATATTAGAAGATATTAAAAATTTATATTTATATGATTTTGGTATATTCTTACAATTAGCACCAGACGAAGAAGAAAAAGCAATGCTTGAACAAAATATTCAAATGGCGTTATCTAAAGAAGATATTAGTTTAGAAGACGCTATTGATATTCGTCAACTGCATAATTTAAAAATGGCTAACCAGTTATTAAAAGTAAAACGTAAAGCAAAAGCAGCAGCCGAACAAGAACAACAAATGATGCAACAAGAAATGCAAGCTGCAACGCAACAACAAAACATTATGGCTCAAGCGCAAGCTGAACAACAAAAAATTCAAGCAGAAACGCAAGCTAAAATGCAAATAAAACAGGCTGAAATAGCTATGGAAATTGAGAAGATGAAAAATGAAGCTATGTTAAAATCACAGTTAATGGAAACTGAGTTTGCTTATAACATGCAATTAAAAGGTATAGAGCAATCTCAAATAGATAAGAGAGAGATGGCTAAAGAAAAAGGTAAGTCTGAGAGAATTAGTCAAGCAAATTCTCAACAGTCTAAATTAATTGAACAACGTAAAAGAAATTTACCATCTGTAAGTTTTGAATCTAATGAAGACTCTTTAGATGGTTTTGATCTTTCCGAATTTGATCCAAGATAATGAGAGGTAGTAAACTTAGTAAAAAAAATAGAAGAAGGCCCAAACCTAAAAAGGGTGAAATAAGAAACATTGTCGATGACTTTGGGAAGCCAAAAGTCATGGGTAGTGCAGGAATGTTAGGAAACATTGGAGGTGGTGCTGTAATAAAAGGTGCCTCTATTTTAAAACAAGGTTTTAAAAACTTTGGTAAATCCAAGCTTATAGAAAAAGGCCTTGCGATGGTTGATAAAAAGTTAAATAAACTTAAAACCAAAAAGAAGAAAAAAAGCAGTTCAAGAGGTAGATGATGTTCGATGATTTCAATATTTCTAAATTTAAAGATGTTAAATACCCTGCTGACTTTTCTCTCAAAGCTTTAGGAGAAATACGTAAACTTCAACGCACACCCTTAGATGTTAAGTTTGCAAATAAATACGATGATATTTTTAAAACATTTAAAAATTTATTTAATAATAGAACCCGCAAGTTTCCTGATAAATTAGTAAAAGACTTAATTGCAGAATCTCAACCTGTAATTTTAAAAATAAAAAACTACCATAATCGTAAAAGACCAAATGAATTGGCTGAATATTACAATATAGATTTATCTTATAACGATATGAAGAGCGCCAAAACTCCTGCGTTTCCTTCAGGTCATTCAGCGCAGTCAAAGCTGATAGCTTTGGTATTAACTGACATGTATCCAGAAATGCAAAAGGAGTTAATGCAAGCTGCACAAAATATTTCAAAAAGCAGAATACTTGCAAGAGTGCATTATGAATCAGATAAAACAATGGGAGAAAAGCTTGGAGAAAGCTTATTTAACCATTTTAAAACCGCTTAAAATATATAATAAATTATTGTTTAATTTTGTTTAAAATTTAATCAAATGAAAATACAAGTTAAAGCAGTGGAAGGCAACACTCAAAAATCAAAAGCCGAAATAGAAGAAAAATTATTAAAGGATCATGAAGAGAAACTTAATAATGAATCTTCAGAAGAAAAAGTAGAACAGGTTAAAGAACCTGTAAATGAAAGTGTTGAAGAAAAAGAAGAGTCAACACCAGAACAAAAAGTTAACAAAGAAACTCCCTCATCAGAGTTAAATGATGAAGACGTTCTTTCTTATATTAAAAACAGATATGACAAAGACATCAATACTGTTGATGAATTGTTTGAGACTAAAGAATCAAACCCTCAATTACCAGAAGATGTTAAGTTGTATATGGATTATAAAAAAGAAACCGGACGTGGTATAGAAGACTTTTATAAATTACAAAAAGACTACGATGCCATGGACGATGATTCTGTTTTAGCTGATTTCATTAGCACGCAAGAAGATGGTCTTGATGCTATTGATATACAAGATATTATGGACGACAAATTCGGCTTCAATGAAGAAGAAGATGAAGAACGTGATATTAAGAGAAAAAAATTAGCTAAGAAAAGAGAACTTGCGAAAGCGAAGAAGTTTTTCAAGGAACAGAAAGATAAGTATAAAATTCCTCTTGAGTCAAGTGGGGGTGGATTATCTGAAGAACAAGAAAAAGATCTAAGTGCTTACAAGAAGTATATCGAGGAATCTAAAACTAATGCGGATGGCCGACAAAAAAGGTATGATTACTTTTTGAATAAAACCAATGAAGTATTCGGCACTGAGTTTAAAGGTTTTGAATTTAGTGTAGGTGAAGACAAAAAGATTAATTATAAACCTGGTACTGCAGAAGAACTGAAAAATAATCAGTCAGATGTAAATAAATTTGTAAACAAGTTTATGGGCGATGACGGATTAATAGTGGATCCTGAAGGATACCATCGAGCTTTATCAGTTGCGATGAATCCTGAAAAATTTGCTAAGTTCTTTTATGAGCAAGGTGTAGCAGCAACAGTAGATGATGTTGCTCGTAAGTCTAAGAATATCAATATGGATATTCGTAAAGCACCACAACTCAGTACAAAAGACAGTCTAAAAATTAGACCTGTTGGTGATACGACAAGTGGAAGAGGACTCAAAATTAGAAGTATTAAAAAAGTTTAACAAATTAAAAATTTAAAATTATGGCAGTAAATGTTTCACCAGGTTTTGAATTGCAACCTTCGGCTCAACAGGTCCCTGTTGAATCGAATTATATCAACAACTTTGATTTCTTGAATCAGTATTTACCTGATACGTACGAAAAAGAATTTGAAAGATATGGCAATCGAAGCGTAAGTTCCTTCCTAAGAATGGTAGGAGCTGAGATGCCTTCTAACTCCGACCTTATTAAATGGTCTGAGCAAGGAAGACTTCACATTAAGTACAAAAACGCAACATCAGCAGCAGCAGCTGGATCTGATACAGCGGTTTGGACTATACCAGGAATTGGAGCAGCACCAGGAGCTGGAGCTAACAATCCTACAAACTATGATCCTCAGTTAGATGCTAACTCAGGAATTTTGTCAGCTCTTAGAGTTGGACAAACAATTATGATCTCAAGCAATGCAGCAGGATCTAACAATACCAATAAAGCGGTAATCACTCAAGCACCTACATCAGCTAACCCTAACGTTTTCACAGTAGCATACTACGAAGGCGGTGGGCAAACTATGGCGGCTGCAGTAGCATGTGACATCTTTATCTACGGTTCTGAATTTAATAAAGGAACTTCAGGTATGGACGGATCTCTTGAAGCTGATAGCTCAATCTTTGACAATAAGCCAATTATTATTAAAGATAAGTATTCAGTATCAGGTTCTGATATGGCACAGATCGGCTGGATCGAAGTATCAGGCGAAGATGGCGTAAGCGGATACCTATGGTATTTAAAGTCTGAGCATGACACAAGATTGAGATTTGAAGATTATATGGAAACAGCTCTTATTGAAGCTGTACCTGCAGACGCTGCGTCTGGAGCAGGTGGTTACTTCCAAGGAGTAGCTGCAGCTGCATCAGCAGCAAACCTTAACGGTTCTGAAGGTGTATTCTATGTAGTAGGTCAAAGAGGTAATGTATTCGGTGGAGGTAATCCAACGACTCTTGCTGATTTTGACAGTATCATCCAAAGATTAGATAAGCAAGGATCTATTGAAGAAAATGTAATTTTCGTAAATAGAAACTTCTCATTTGATATTGATGATATGTTAGCTGCACAGAACTCTTACGGAGCTGGCGGTACTTCATATGGTCTATTTGATAACGATGAAGAAATGGCATTGAATCTTGGATTCTCTGGCTTCAGAAGAGGTTATGACTTCTATAAGTCTGACTGGAAATATCTAAACGATCCTACTATGAGAGGTGGTTTAAATGCAGGAGCAATCAACGGACTATTAGTTCCAGCTGGTTCTACTACAGTATATGACCAAATCTTAGGTAAGAATGCTAAGAGACCTTTCTTACATGTTAGATATAGAGCTTCTGAAACTGAAGATAGAAGATATAAAACTTGGATTACTGGTTCAGCTGGTGGTGCAAGAACATCTTCATTAGATGCAATGGAAGTAAACTTCTTGACTGAGAGAGCTGTTTGTGTCTTAGGAGCAAACAACTTCTTCTTATTCCAAGATGCTTAATATTACTCAATGATTAGGGGAGGATTTACTTTCCTCCCTTAATTATTATAATTAAAATTTAAATTAAATAAAATGAAAAAAGTAAAAGAAAAATACGTAGATAAAGCCTATAGATTAAAAAATCATTCGGCTCCGCTGGCATATATGCTGGCATCAAAACACACACGAAGATCTCCCTTATTATTTTTTGATGACGATACTGGACAAAACAGACCGCTTAGGTATGCAAAAAACCAGAAATCTCCATTTGAAGATGAGCAAGATGGTAACGTGGTTTTAGAACCTATTGTTTTTGAAGAAATAAATAGAGAGAAAGATGCAATGCAAAGCTTATCTTTTATTGAAAGAGGTATTGAAGCTCAAGCTATTGCAAAAGATTTAAAAGGCGATAAATTATATTCTGTAGCCAGAGTAATGATTGGAGCAAGTGCTGATCAAATGTCAACTCCTGAAATAAGAAGAGACATTTTACTTTATGCACAAAATGATCCAGAAGATTTCTTAGATACTGTAAATGATCCTATGTTAGAATTGTATGATGATACAGTTCAGTTTTTTAGTAAACATTGGCTTGTTCTAAAAAATAGTGGCAAAGATGTATATTTTAATTTACCAAAGAACAAACAAAAAATATTAAGTGTTCCTTATGGTGAAGATCACTACTTTATTATGTCTTCTTGGTTTCAAGGTGATGATGGTATAGAATCATATAAGTTACTAAAAAAACGCTTAAAGAATAAAGATTAATAATTCGTACATTTACAGAATTGTTTAACCATAAAATTTATATTAACATGGCAAAATTTTTATCAATCCCTGTAACTGATGAGCAAAAACAATTAGTTAGTGCTGATGGCGTTATTCTTTTAGAACAAGCGTCTACAACTACTGTTGTTAT